TAAGTGATTTGGCATAACATTATTTTTTGTAAAATTTTTCCAAAAATCTGAATTAGTTTTATCTGTCATATAGTGCAAATAGATAAATCCAGCAGTTTTATCCATTGATCCTGCTACAAAGATATTGTATTTCTCAATGTAGTCTTCATTACAAGACAACATTCTTTCAAAATCTTTTATTACAAACTTTAATGCTACAGAACCTTGGAATATTGTAAGAGCTTCTAGTGGTTCCTGAAATCCTGCTGACATTCCTAAAGAAATACAATTCTTGATCCAAGTTTTAGAATAATAGCCAGCATTAAAATCTAAAACTCTTTGTATTTTAATTTCATACCCTAGCTTTTTTTCTACTTCTTTTTTGGCTTCGTCTTCATTTATATACTTGGGATCAAATACGTATCCACATCCAACCCTATGTTGAAGCGGCGTATGCCACATCCATCCATAATCCATAGCAGAAGCGGTAACATAAGGGTTAATTGTATTGCTTTCATTTTCTAAAAAAAATGCAATTGCTTTTTTACATGGTAAACTTTTAGATAAATCTATCCAGGTAGATTTAAAGTGTTCTCCAATTATTTTTCTTGAAAGACCTGTGCAGTCAAAAACAAAATCAGATGGAATATCTTTACCATTATCAAGAATAATATTGGTAATGTATCCATCAGTGTCTTGCTTTATGGTATTTATAAGTCCTTCATGGATAACAATTTTTCTTTTTATACCTTCTTTTTCTAAAAATTCTGCAAGCTTTTTAGCATCTACATTAAAAGCATACTTTGTTAAAGATTTAACCTCTTTAAACTTAGTGCTATCCATAATTTCAGACTCAAAAGGAACAAGATTTTTGTTTAAAATTTCTGTACCAATACTGTAATTATCAAGATTTTGATTATCTATAATTGAAGGAAATATTCTTAAAGGTATCTCATTTTCAATTTTATTATCAATTTCTTTATTTATATCAAAATAGTCTTGAGTAATAAAAACATTATGGTAATCTTTTTCATCATTGCGCCAACCACTATATTTAATTCCTACTTTTACAGAAGCACTTGTGCTTTTTATAAAATCAACTACATCTATATCCAGATCAATAAGATTTTGTGTAAATTCTGAAGTTAGTGATTCCCCTACTCCAATAATCCCAACCTGATCACTTTTAATAATAGAAATATTGTGTTCTGGAAAATTATTTTTTAATATTAACGCAGATAGCCAACCAGTTGCTCCACCGCCAGCGATAACAATATTTTTAGATATATCACTCATAACAATGGTATCCAATGCTGTTCGTGTTGCATTGCTTCTTGCTTAAGATTTTCCAACGGCCTAACATCGTATGCAACTGTAATTCTTGGTCCCGCCCATTCCCAATCTCCCATTTGATGGAGTTGTCCCGATTCAGAAAGTATAGCTCTATTGTTTATGTTATTAATCGATACTGGGCTATTGTTTATCATATAATCTGTATGGGATGGCTCAGCATTTACAGAATAGTAGCCATGGAAAAGGGGTGCCTTCTGATCTTTATGAAGATGCCATCCTAGCTTTCCGCTATTTGCATAGTTAACATTAAACCATCCCTGAATCATATACTTATTTTTTTTAAAGTCTAGGTTATACCAATCACAAGCTTCTTTTGTCATTTCTGATATTGCCTCGTAAAGATTATAGATTTCTTCAATATGAAATTGAAAAACGTTATACTCTCTCCACTTCATAGTTGAAACACTATTTGATTCTTTCCATATTTCCTGATCCGATAGTGGCATAATACCAAACATTTCTGCTTTTTTTATTTTATCATACCTAAGCAGAAGTTCTTTAGATAAAATATCTAAATCACTGTCTAGATCTTTTATAAAAAATTTATGGGGGATATCTATTTGTTTATTCATTATTTTTTCCAATTTACTATGCAGTATCTTGTGCCTTTTGTTATTTCAGAAATATAGTGACTATACATAAAGTTTGATGGGAAAACTAGAAAATCTTTTGCTTTTGGCCTGTAAGACAAATTAAAGCGTGGAAAGTTTATTTCCCCTCCCTCGTAGTCATCATTTAAATAATATATAGTAGAGATTCTTCTATATAATATCCCATCATCTATATGTATTCCAAATTTTTGTCCTACTGTATATTTAATAATGCGATAATCTTCATGCTCATTATCTAGTATAGCACCAAAATGTTTTTGATAATCTTCTAAATATGGGCTAGTTGCTTTAAATATTTTTTTAGAAAAACTATACCCTAAAGAATTAGCATCTAAATCTTTTTCATTATCTTTAATAAATTTTAATATAAAAGAGTTAGAATCTCTTATTTCTTTATTTACTATTTTTTCTCCATTAATAATTGCATAAGACTCTTGCCATTTTGTTTTTTCTAAAAGTCCCAGACTTTCTATTGTATTTATTTCATTATCCATGAACAAATCAATGTTTTTGTATAGAAAAATACCAGGCGCTAGTTCCTTTTTTTCTACACTTAAAGTATTCACACTATAAGTATATCACTAATCCTTAGAAAGTACTAAAGTATGGTGGATAGTAGAAATATGGACCAAATGTTGGAGGAAAGAACGGAGGAAAGAACGGTGGGAAGAACGGAGGAAAGAACGGTGGGAAGAACGGAGGAAAGAACGGTGGGAAGAACGGTGGGAAGAACGGAGGAAGAGTTGTAACAGATCCTGAAGCAGCAGAGATTATACCAATACCATTACCATTTGTTGCTCTAACAGTATAGGTCTGAGCAGTTCCTGCTGTATCGTTAATAACAATTGGAGATGTTGCTCCAGTACCGCTTGTGCCATCGCTACCATTAACGGTATAGAGAGTAATTGTTTTACCACCAGTTGCTGGTGCAGTAAAAGCAATTGAGTTTGAGTTTACACCTGCGGTAGCTGTTGGAGCTGACATTGTTGCTGGTACAGTAGTGACTGTTACTGAAGAAGATGTAGTTCCTGTTGAAGATCCTGCGGCATTTGATGATTGAACCTTAAATGTATATGCAGTATTTGATGCAAGACCCTGAAAGGTATAAGATGTACCTGAAGTACCTGTTGTAACAGTGTATGTAGATGGAGTTGTTGTAATTGTATAAGATGTAGCGGCTGGAGATAATTCTGGCAATGTCCAAGATAGCGATACTGCTGCTCCAGTATTTGCTGCAGAGGCTGCAGATGTGGTATTAGCTGTTGCTAAATAAGGACGAGATGTACCAACATCGGTAGCTGACAAGCCTGTAACATTTGAAGGTTCCAAAAAGTCATTTGACGCTTGGGACTTTCTACCTGATTTCTTGCCTGCTGCCATGTTGGTCTCCTAGTTTTCTGTTTAATTTATACTATGCTGTCAAGTCGCCGTAGACAACCCATGTATTTTCTGCTCTCTTGAAAAGAGTTGCAGATGACCACTGAGTTCTTAACTTTAGTCCTGGTGTTGCATTTACTGTAACTCCTGCTGTTCCAGCTATTGTTACTTGTCCTGTAGATGTTTGAAGAATATCAAGAGATGTTCCCACTGGGAAGGCAACTGTTGAGTTTAGTGGAATAGTAATTGTTGTTGCTGATGCCTTTGCAACTTCAATTAAAGAATCTCTTTCAGAAAGTGCTGAAAGTGTATAGGAATCTGTCTTTGCAATAATTGGAGTTCTTGATGGAACGCCTTCTTTTGTTTGAGTTCCATCAGTAAATATAAAACCACCAGCGGTTGAGCTAATAACTGCAGTTCCATTTACCTTTAAGTCTTTTCCTGAAGCAAGGTTAATATGCTCTGAAGAAGTCCAAGAGTCTGTTGCATCTACCCAGTTAAAGGTTTTATCTGTTGCGCCCTTTAATGTGATACCGCCACCATCAGCAGTTGTATCTGTAGGGGTTGTTGCATCTCCAAGAACAATGTTCTTATCTTCAATAACAAGGTTAGTTGAGTTAAGGTTTGTTGTTGTTCCGTTTACTGTTAAGTTTCCAGAAACAGTTAAGTCTGCTGCAGATAATGTTCCAGTAAATGTAGGTCCTGCAAGATTAGCCTTAAGATCAAGTGCTGTTTGTGTAGCAGTAGAAACTGGCTTGTTAGCATCTGTTGTATTATCAACATTTGCAAGACCAACATCTGTTTTTGTAATTCCAGTAGGTGTATTAATTACTGGTGAAGTTAAAGTTTTATTTGTAAGTGTTTCAGTTTTAGATGCAGTTGACTTATCATCTAATTGTGTTTGGATTGCTGAAGTAACTCCATCAAGATATCCAATCTCAACATCCGAAACATTAGCAACAGTTGCCTGCTTTCCATTTAGTTGAGTTTGAATGGATGAGGTAACACCATCTACATAGCCAAGCTCTGTTGATGACACTGTTCCAACTGATGTATCTGATGGAAGAACTACTGTCCCAGTAAATGTAGGTGATGCAATTGGTGCATAAGTTGTTGCAGCATTTGACGAAGCAAGTTTCGCATCAAGTGCTGTTTGAGTAGCAGTTGATACTGGCTTGTTTGCATCTGAAGTATTATCAACATTTGCAAGACCAACATCTGTTTTTGTAATTCCAGTTGGAGTATTAATTACTGGAGAGGTTAAAGTTTTGTTAGTTAGAGTTTCAGCTTTAGAATCAGTTGACTTAGCATCTAGCTGTGTTTGAATAGAAGAGGTAACACCATCAAGATATCCAATTTCAGTATCTGTAACATTTGCTACACGAGTCTGTGTAATTGATGTATCAATTGAAATAACTCCTGGAGTTGCCTCTTGTAGACCATTTCCAGTAACAATTGTTTTAGCAGCATTAAACTCTGTGTAGGTAATATCACTTGTTCCAATTACTATTGGGTTTGCTGTTGAGCTATTAACATATCCAAAAGATGCATTTACTGTTCCGTTTTGAACAAATGTAAAGTCTCCAGACTTCATTTCTCCAGTTGGGTTATTATCTGAATCTGTTGCACGAGTTAATACCCATGGAATAGATCCTGATCCAACTGTTGTCAATGTATAAATACCATTTTGTTTTGCGTCAGTCTGATTCTTAACAAGAACTCTTTGACCAATAGCAACTGATTCTCCATCAAGTGTTCCAAATGCACGGTTTGTATCTGCTGTAAGAGTTGCACCTACTCCAGATGTTCCGTTTGCATAAATTGTTGCTAAGTTTGCAGTTGATGCTGCGTGTACTGCCTCATGGAAGTTAATTCCAGCAGTTACGTTGTCAACATAGAGTTTAGTTGCTGCATCTGAATCTGCAGTTGGTGCACCAAGAGCTGTCAGTCTATTACTACCCATTGAAAAGCTGCTGCTCATAGTTCCGCCAGCAGTTAGTGACAACTTTCCATCTAACTGTCCTTGAACTCCTGAAGTTACACCATTAAGGTAGGCAATCTCTGTATCTGAAACTTCTGCAATAACTTTTTGAACTACTGTAGGATCTATTGTTAGTTTATTATCTACAATTCTTAGTCCATCGCCTGACGTAATGTCTACATCTAGTGTAATTGTGTTTCCATTATCATCATATGTTTTTGTTATACCGCTTCCACCAACAAGTGCAGTATTGATTGCATCTTGTGAAAGCTCATCCATATTTGGAATCTGGTTTGCTGGAACTTTACCAGAGCCGTCCAGTGTAGCAACACCGTTGGCCGCAGCCCTTTGTGTTAATGGAATGTAGTCATCAATGCTTCCACCAAGAGCAATTGCGTCTAAGAAGTAGTTAAGGTCGTCCCAGTGATTGTCACCGTCACCTATTTTAAATTTATTTGTATCGCTTTCATATCCAATTTCACCAGCATTTAAAACTGGATTGGCAGTGGTCCACTGTGCTGCAGTGCCTCTACGCTGTTGCATTCTTGTTGCCATTTATAGCTCCTTTAGTGGTGTATTCATATTATATCAGATAATTAGTTAAAGTTATCTATTGCTTCCCCGCCTATCCAGGTTTCTTCCCAAGATACTGTATTATATAATCCAGCACTTACAAGAACACCTGGCTCATTGTATGCCCCACCACTGACAAAAGTACTTACTATTAATCCGCTGCCGTCAATTGAAGTATCATGAATATGGTCTTGAAGAACTTCTGCATCTTCAAGAGTTGCTATGGCAACCCATTGAGATCCATAATAAACATGAACTCGCTCTGTTAATGTGTCAAACCACATATTTCCATTTGATGGAGATTCTGGGGCTGTTGCACCAACAGTTATTCCACTTGAAGCGGTTGCAGTATCTACATAAAGTTTTGTTGCTGCATGTGTATTTTGAGTTGGGGTGCCAACTGTGACAGTTCCTCCAAAAGTACCGCCTTGGGCTACATCTAACCCATGCTTTACCTTAAAGTCTCTATTGGTTGTTGTCACAGTTGACTCCCGTCTCTAATTATGCTTCGATGTAAGTCTTGCTTACCTTAACGGCAGTGTCTGCTGCTGCTGCGGTAACTTGTAGAAGAACGTTTGGTGCTGAGTAAACAGCATTTGTTGTTCCTAGCTCACCATTGCTTTGTACATCTGCGTATTCTGTTAGGTAAACATTGTTTGCTCCGTCTACCGCTACAAGAACTTCAATTACTTCAATATCTCCCGCAGCATTTTTTAATTGAACAACATACTTAGCAGCAGAATATGTTGCTACTGCAAATGTGTCAATTGTTGTTGCTGAAGTTCCAGCAGTTGCAGTTGCAGAACCAACAAGAGAATCTGGAAGTGCAATAGATGTTGCAGTTGCTGCACCAAGTACTGGAGTAACAAGAGTTGGTGTATTAGCAAATACTAGAGCACCAGTTCCTGTTTCATCAGAGATAACGCCAGCAAGTTCAGATGATGATGTTGCAGCAAGTGCTGAAATCTTACTTGTTGTATAAACACCATTTGTTACTGTTGCAGCATTTCCTGTATATTCTGTTGCTGATAGAACCTGAGTTCCATTAATCTTTAATACCTTGCCTGAAACAAGATCAAGGTGTTCTGAAGAGGTCCATGAATCAGTTGCATCTATCCATGAGAAAGTCTTGTCTGTAGCACCCTTGAGTGTAAGACCACCACCGTCAGCGCCTGCATCTGTTGGAGATGTTACTGCACCAAGAACAAGGTTCTTGTCATCAATTGTGATTTCTGTTGAGTTAATTGTAGTTGTTGTACCATTAACTGTTAGGTCCCCTGAAAGAACCAAAGATGTACCAGTTGCAGCACCAATGTTTGGTGTTACAAGTGTTGGGGTATTAGCAAAAACAAGTGCTCCAGTACCAGTCTCGTCTGAAATAATTCCAGCGAGTTCTGATGAAGATGTTGCTGCAAGTACATTTAACTTATCTGTTGTTACAACAAGAGTCTTTGTGTCTGGAATTGTTGTTCCATTAATAGATGTAGCAGTCGCTACACCAAGTGCTGGTGTTGTGAGTGTTGGGCTTGTAAGTGTTTTGTTTGTAAGGGTCTGTGTGTTTGTTGTTCCAACTACCGCACCAGTTGCGCCGTGTGCTTCTGTTGCACCTGTGTGAGTTGTTAGGTCTCCAGCAGTAGCCTTATCATTTAACTGGGTCTGGATTGCAGATGTTACACCGTCTACATAGTTAAGTTCTGTTGTAGAAAGTGTTGCACCATCAAGGATATTAAGTTCTGTTGAAGTTGCTGAAAGTGCAACATCTTCATTTACCTTTGGTGAAGTTAAAGTCTTGTTAGTAAGTGTCTGTGTATTTGTTGTTCCAACTACCGCACCTGTTGCACCATGTGCTTCTGTAAGGTTTGCGTGTGTTGTAACATCTGAAGTAAGTGCTACTGTACCAGTTGCATCTGGAAATGTAATTGTGCGATCTGCTGTTGGGTCAATTACTGTAAGAGTTGTCTCAAAATCATTCGCTGTTGAACCTTCAAATGAAATTTCTGTTTGAAATACGCCAACGGCTGCTGGGTCTGACCACTGAACGCCATATGTTGCACCTGACGCTGCTGTGAGGACCTGTCCATTGCTTCCAACGCCAAGACGTGCTACTGCATCATCTGCGCTACCAACAATTAAATCACCTTTAGCGTCAACGACACCTGCTGTGATAATATTCTTTCCATTAACGGTCGCTGTTGATCCCTCAACAACCAGTCCCGCTTTTACTCTAAAATCTTTTGTTACTGTTGCCATTTTATCTCCTTAGTTAGGCCTTTAACCCAATACGCAAATAGCGCAGGGTTATTGGTGTTTGCCCACCTACTGGAACTACAGTTAGTGAAACTGTATCTCCCGCTCTAGACACGGAGATGGTGCCAATATTCCCATCATTGTCTACTGTTCCATATTCACTAACGCTTACATTTGTAGCGTCAGGGACTATAGTTAATTCTGTGGCCCAATATTTATTTGCACCACCAGAAGTCTTTTTAATTGAGATCATATACTTTACAGATCTCCACTCACTTGCTAAAAAGTTATCAAAAATTGTTGAGTTTTCAATGCCGTTGATTGTAGACTCGTTGTTACCATCTGAACCAAGGTCTGTAGATCTAGCAGATGTGCTATCAATTAGATCTTCGTAGTTTCCTTGGGTAGGTCTGTCTCCAGTTTGAAATAAAGACTTGATGCTTGAGATTGATAGTTTGGCCATGCTTGAATTATATCACATATTTCAAAGTATATAGTTAGAGAAGCCAATAATTTGTAAAGGAATTGCTGGTATGTTTCCAATAGAACTTGGGATCTGAATTGCTGTAAATCTTATTCTAAATGGTAGTACTGAGTTTACATTTACCCCTCGATTTGGCTTGGTAATTTCTACATTTGAAAAAGAAACTCTTTCAACAACTTTTGTAAAAACTGGGGTATTGTTATTTATAACAACTGTTGCCATTAGTTTGTAACATCCTCAAGGAGAGTAATCTTCCCTTGAGCAACTGTCCAAACAAGTGTGTCCTGTGGAAGACGTAATTCAATATCAAAAATATCATTTGTTCTTAGTAGTGCAGTTTGTGCTGCGGTTAGATTAACCTTAAACTCACCGTCACCATCATCTAGGTCTTGTTCTGGTGTAATTGTAAAAATTAATGTTGCAGTGTCTGTAATTATTTGAGGCTCAACTGGGGTAGTAGGTCTTTTAAACTCTACCTCTATTGTCCAGTCAGGGATATCTAAAGGTTGCTTGGCATCATCTGTTACGTAAACCATAAAGGAAGCTGTATCGCCTTTTACAATTGTCCAATTAATAAATGGTGGTTTTTCACCAATATCATATGTAGATGCGCCTTGACCTCTATAAGTTGCCATTATGCTAAACCTGCTTTCAGTAATTTCTAAGTGCTATGGTATTTCTATTATACCACTTTCAATTATAACAAATGTATAACAAAAATAAAAAAATGTTAAAAGTTTGACTCTACAGGTTAAATCATGTTATACTTGTACTATGCTACCAACAGGTAGCAATTGTACTCTAGGAGGTATTTTTTATGAGAAGAGACAAAATGGCTTGGATTGGAATCCTATCTTTAGTTGGGGTTATCTCACCTATGAGTAACGCTGCTAATGCCGAAACTACTAAAAATAATTTATCGATAAAACAGGCTCAAAACCTTACTGCCACCCCCAAGGTGGCTTTTGTTGTTTCTAAAGCAAAAATGTTAGATAGATATGAAAATAAAACACATCTTACAGATCGTGAGCTAAAGCATCTTCTTTCTCTTGTTGGGTTTAAGGGAAATGATTTAGTTGTAGCCTGGGCTATTGCTAAGAAAGAATCTAATGGCAGACCTTTGGCTTTTAACGGAAACCATAAAACAGGAGACTCATCATATGGCGTGTTTCAAATTAATATGATTGACCAACTTGGTCCAGATCGTAGAGATAAGTTTGATCTTGAGTCTAATGCTGAGTTATTTAATCCCGTAAAAAATGCTGAGATTGCTCACTACATGTCCCAAGGCGGAGATGATTGGTCTTCTTGGAAAGGGATTACTCCAAGAACTAAGTTCTGGATGAGTAAGTTTCCTAAATAACCTTTAAGGTAAAAAAAAATACCCTTGCTTTAATAAGTGGGGGTATTTTTTTATTATACTTACACCATCAAGAAACTGATATATACATACCCTTTAAAATGATGGTGCTTTCATTATCTGCTCTTGCTTGAATAATACCACCTTCAGATTTGATTTTTGATAAGTCGACATATAGGGTTTGGCTAACAGACATTTCATATGGGTATTTATATTTTAACATTCCGATATATCCTGTTGGAGATTCTACTTTTGGAATATATGTTCTAATCCAGGCTTCTGTGCTATTTGTGTCGGTAGTCAATGCTATATCATATCTAATGTCTACTCTAGTCCCTACTTTTAATTGCTTAAAATTAATCCTTTGTGTAACTGAACTCCAGAGTGATACTGAGCCTGCTGGAAGGAATTGTAAAATATTATTGTTTTCATCATCATCCATTAAGATATTTACCCAGCCATCATCTCCTCTATCAGGTCCTAGAAATAATGGTTTTCTATTTTTATTTTCATAGTATGCCCAACCTGGGTATTGACCCGAAGGACTTTCATATCCTTGACCACCACCACGTCCAGGTTCACCTTTAGGCCCTTGCGGTCCTTGAGGACCCTCTTTACCATCTTTTCCTGGAATTCCCCTATCACCTTTTGGGCCTTCAGGTCCTTGTGGTCCTATCGGTCCTTGATCCCCTTTTTCACCCTGAATTCCTGGTACAGCGATATACTCAGTATTACTGGCTTCTATGCTTTTGGTTGACTTTATTGCTTCCGAATATCTTGCTTTTGGGGCATCCATATTTTTTGATATGGCCATGTGCTATTTCTTTACTTTAAAAATAGTACCGTTTATCCTTATAATTGGTGGAAGTTTTGTATTAGTATCTTTAATTTTAATTATCATTTAAGATACTCCGCCCAAAGTATTTCTTGTAGTTGATGGAGAAACATCTCCAAGAACACAGATGGTTCCAATTACTGGAGTCCAGGTAATTGTTGAATCTCCGTCTGGAACTATGGCCTGAAGGTCAAAAGATAATTCTGCAACTACAGACTTATATTTAGATCCCCAGTTTTCAGTAATTGAAGCGGGAGCGCTAACGGTAACAACAGAGCCATCTACCGTAATATCTAATTCATCCAAAACGTCTGTAGTAGGATCATAAGCTGTGGCTGCAAAGCCCCATCCAACTGTATCAAATTCTTCAACTTCATCATTTTCAAGAAATGAAACTGTAAATGAAGCATAGTCTCCACGAACGACAGTCCATTGTATATTTGCTGGGGTTGCCCCAAATCGTTCTATTGTAGGTGAGCACATAATAATTGATTATACCATAAAATAAGGCTAACACTCAAGAGCAGTGGGGTGGGGTAGGCAACTTGAGTGCTAGCACTAAGATTATATCTTATTATTTATTTAAAACCAGGTTATTAAGGATTGTTATAACAAAAATTTATAGTATTAAATTGTTATCAAATTGTTATAATAAGAATAGTTACAAATGTCCGTTTTATACTAATAGTCCAGGGTATTGATAGTGTATACTTAAAATATATAAAGAAAAGAATATACTGTAAATAAGGTTTTTAGATATAAAGTATATTATATATAAGGAAAAGGGAAAACTCTACTTAGAGCGAGAAATATACTCAAGCAATATATCATACATATGATCTAGTTTATCACTAGTTGCTTTACGAAGTTGCTTGGCTTCTTCTTGTTCTGCTTTAATTGCCTTGATCTCATCACGCATACTGGTTCCGCCGTTAGTTTTGGTTTCGGCACGAATATCGCAAACCGCTTCGTGTATAGGCTTGATCTGGACTTTAATATACCAACGAATAGCACCAACGATAATTGCTCCAATTGAAAGCAAAGTAAGTATAAATTGTGCCCAATCGGTTGTGGTCATAATAAACCTATTATACATTATATTTTGCTTTAAATTTCGGCGGGATACAACAAAGCCGAAAATAGAGGGTATACAAACCTCCCTTAGACAACATATGGGACACACTCCCAATAGTGTCTAATATTGGCTCCTATGCTCCATATGGGCTATAATGGTTTATATGGAAGATGTTACTATTGGAGATTGGCTCAAACCTTCTACTCCCAGAGCCAGCAAAGATGTTATAGATGATCGTATGGCAATATGCACCAATTGTGAATTCTTTAAGAAGAATGGTGCCAGATGTAAGAAGTGTAATTGCTTTATGAAGTTAAAGACTGATCTATTAGATGCTCGTTGTCCTATTGGGAAATGGTGATTTAGCCAGCGACCAGGAGATAATGGTTTGTATACCGTCGCATATTTGACTATAACAAACCGTTATAAATATAAAACCTTAGTTTTCTGGTTTGTGAGCATTTGAGGTTTTGCAACTACATCCATTACAACAGGTTTCTGAAAATATTTTTACAGCCAGGTTTGGATATTCTGGTTTGTAGAATGAGCTTTCAAATTCAAAGTTTTCATCCCATGCGTTCTCTAGGTTGTCTAGTATGCCCATAGTTTTATTATACCCTATCCCCTGGAAAATCTGAAAAATTATAAAATTGGGTTTTGCCAAAATCTGAATATTTTTCTAAGATGTACGATACACATATAAATAAATAAAATTGTAAAAATATAGTGCGCCCGTAGGCGGTGCTCCTATTTCTAGGAGACACCTTGCAAATAACCGTCAATTCCTAGCAGATCGCAAGTTACCTTAACTCTCTGGTTTTCTTTTAGTGTTGTTTTGTATAGGTCAATAAAATCATAAACCTCTTGCTTAGTCATAAGGTTAATATCTTTAGTGTTACCTAGCATAGATGTTAATGTAACTTTCATTTAGTGTCTACCTCTCTAATCATATAGGTAAATCCCTTACCTAATTTATTTAATTCTGCGATAACCGCTAGGATTTCCTCTGGCTTGTTAGCCTTTTGGTTTACTGCTAGTAATTGGCTACCCTGCCAAAGTGTGTAAGTGATAGTCATTTATTTAACCTCCTCTAGGGTAGTTTCTAACACTACCCAACCCTCTAAAACCTTTTGGCTTAGGTAATCCCAAGCCTTAGTCTCGCTTTCGCATAGGGCTTGGATAGTACCTGTCCAACCCATATTAGAACCAACCCAAGTTAGTAGGTATTGTGTTTTTGTTAATGTAGTCATTTTAGACCACCTTTCTTTAGGTTATACTTTAACCTTCTATACATAGTATTCTAGCACCTACCACTGACATTTTGACCCCTTTTCTCGGGCGTGTCGTAATTTATTTTTGTGGCGTTGATCACATATACCCTGGGAGTTTCCTGAGAGCGGCCCGGCCCCTTGTGGATAACCTGTGTATAAGTACCTATTAAAGGCTTGATATATCCTTAATCACAAGCGCACCACAATGAACCACTTTCAATAGTGCTCCAATGTCCGTCTATATCACAATAAAAGGCATTTTCTATCATCTCATCTGTGATAGTTTCAATAGTTAGGAATGGGAATTCCGCTATTAGTTGATCAATTACATTTTTTACTTTTGACATTTTATTGTCCTTTCGTTTAGTAGTTATACTTTAACTATCTAATACTGGAAGTATAGCAAACCATACTGACAAATACAAGTCTAAACACGGCGTGTCGTGTGTGATCTCTACCACACAGCCCGGCAAAAATGTGGTACACATCACATTTGACCCCCCTTATAAAACCCCTGCTCAGAGCCTTAATTCCCCTATCTCTGGAGATGTGGTGTACATCACAAAACGAAATGTCCGATTTATCATAGTTACTTGTCAGTAAATGTCAGACCCCCCTGTTATACTTCTAGGTATAAAGAAAGTTAATCAAGGTGATTAACAAAGAAAGGAAAACAAAATGTTTTCACTAAAATATAAAATGACTAGAATTGGTCGCTACGGAAATGTAGAAACCGTTACTACTAAACTCCCTATGAAAAGTGAGTTAGCCATAAATAATTGGTTAGACTCAGATGTTGCTAAGGGTTGGACTATCCTAGAAGTAGAGGTGAACTAATGACTAATATCCTTACTCATAACCTAGGTTATATTCAGCAATATAATCGTCATCTAATGCTAAATAACCGTAACGGTTTAACTAATTGCCAATGCAAATTGTATTGCGCCCCTGATGCTATGTATTCAGACAAGATCAAGAAAGTAGGTACTAAGTAATGGTACAAGTAAAATTGACTTCGTTTAATGGTAATGTAAGGCGTGTGGAATTTGCTACCGCTTCTCTTGCTGATAACTATATCAAGGCGCTACCTAATGCGCTACCCAAATCAATTACCTTGCAAGTAGAGTGCGACGCTCTAACACTATCAGGACATATCAGAGGAGTTAAATAATGAATATTGAAACAAAAGAAGTTGTATCCCTATGCAATAAAATTCGTGGAAACGATAAAGATACTGGCGTTCACTATTTAGCAGGTTACCTATGGGCAAGCCTTGCGGATAGTGAAAGAGAAAGAATCTTTGAAATGTTTAAAAGTGATTTAGAATTGGAGAAAAATAATTGAGTAACTTTTTCGCAAGTGGTAATGCACTTTTATTTTTTTCACTAATTAGTTTTTTTGTTTCTATTTATTTATTTGCAAAAGAATAACGGAGGCGGCCCGGCGCAGTCGGGCGTGTCGCATGTGATAAGAAACACATAAAAACTTTCCCGAATTACGGCGTGTCGATTTGCATTTCTGGAAGTTGTCTGCTAGTATTGCTACTATAACAATTAAATAACGCCATAAGTAATGTGATTAACCTCACACAAAATATGTCTGATATGTCCGAATTTGAATTTGTATTTGTCAGCCATAACTGCTAAAATAGTTACATAAAGAAAAAGAAAAGGAAGTGCTAACAATGGCAACTAGAAAATATAATATCGTAGAATTACTAGACGGAAAAGCCTATCGCTCACACTCTCGTAAAATTGAGGGAGTTATCGTATGGGCAGAACCTCGCCCCTCAATTTGGTACGGTGAGAACTATGAGGCTTATCTTATCAAGGTGCGCCCTCAATATAAAATAGGCTCACTACTAAAGAAAGATTTTTATGCTACCGTAGCAGTAAAGGTTGGTGAGTAATAATGGGAAATTTATTTGATGAACTATCTAATGTATTTATTTGCGATAACTGCGATACTCTTGCTACGGTGTCAGTACAAGGCGATACAATAAATATAACACAATGCGCTTGCGTACAACTATTCACAACACAAGAAAACAACTAAAAGAAAAGGAACAGAAAATGAAAAAAATATATCACTCCCTGCAATTCGTAACAGAAGTAGACGAAACTCACCCAGTAGTACAACGCCTGCTATCACTTTCAGAACTTGACCAAGTGCAACTGCTTGAGTCAATGCTTAAAGAAATGCTTGCACCACGCATTCAACCTGCACTAGATGAAATAAATGAGCGGGGCACTTATGCAATTCTTAAGGTGGCAGAGTAATGATGACACGCAAGGACTATGTAGCCGTTGCAGAAATTCTTTCATCGTATAAAGATTTAATCGGTGATGAATTTACTTTTGAGGATTTGGTAGAGGATTTTTCTGGAATGTTTGCAGAGGATAATCCAAATTTCAAACACGAAATATTTAGAGAAGCGTGTTTGAAAAACAATTTCTAAATAAAATAAAAATCCTGAGCAAGATCTAAAACTGCTCAAATTTTGGCCCGGCGTGTCGTCCACAGGTTATCCACAACCCTTTACGTGTGATATTAAACACACCCCGAAACACCTTTACGGACTTGTATTTGTCAGTCCCAGATGATAGGATTACAGAGTAATCAAATAAAGAAAGAAGGAATATCTATGAACCTAGATGAATTCAAGGCTCACGTCAAGACCCAACGAGAAGCAAGCAAGGTAGAAGCCTTGTCAGCCCTCTCTGCTACTATTATTGTAAAGAAAGAAGGAAACTAATGGAATATAATTACTCACTAACTACTTCGTATGACGGAGTACTTGTTTATACTATGCGTGTTAGCGATATGCTAGAAGCCGTAGACGCTTGGAATAAGTGCGTGGACTTTGGTGGCGCATATGAATACGCAACCTATAACTTGTCAGACCCAACAGGTAAGATGTACACTAAGACTTTTTATCGTAACGGAGAGGTAAAGGTAAAGTAATGAAAGACCCTATCACTTGGAAGTCTAATCACGACTCAACCCTTATAGATAAGATGAGTGCAGATGAATTAGAATTATTTGAAGCAGACATAAACGATGCTATTGACGGCGTAATCGAAGATTGGGAAGGTAGATAATATGGGAAGTGTAACAGCAATAGGATTAGCAGACTCAGTACTAGACTTAGAAACTCAGATACTTTATCACCTTAAAGGTAATCACTATCCTCCAGTACCCGCAGAAATGGTGCAACCTTGCATAGAGGCTATTGACGCATACTATGACGAGGACTATGGGCGCTTGATAGATATGCCTATGGTTGGTAACTTTCAGATACTATACCGTGGAGAAAAGCAAGCCCCTGCACACGCTATTGTAGATCAACACCACCTGGAATGGTTTATCCAGCCAGCAGAGGACATTCCTGATGAGTGGATCGAGGACTAATGTATACACTTTGGGTTGGCGGGAGTAAGTTAAATTCTTATTCAGATAAACACAATGCAGAATACTTTGCTCAGGAAATGATTGAGATGGGCTACGATGATGTAGTTATGGAGTTTATCAGTGAGTGATTGGACAGTTTGGGTAGGTGGCGGGGAGTATACCTCCCACTACCTATCAATTAATCAAGCAAGCGATCTTGTTGAACACCTAAAGTGGGATTTAGGATATGACGATGTATTTATGGAGTGTGTGAATGAGTGATACAATGGAAACTATGCAATTTGTATACGCTGACTTACTGACTCCCGCTCAACTTATGGTTGGCGATCTAATCAATGTTGATGATGACATTGTTGAAGTTTTGTCCGTTATAGATGATGCAACAGGTGATAACTATATAGTTACACATCGCAATGATTTTGGTGAAACATACGAAACCGCTTGCACCTTTGAGGATATGTTTAAACTCTATGTCTTTATAGACGAGGAATAGGCAGGCCGGGCCGCCTGTGGCCTAGATCACAGTTACGTACCGTGTTTAAAACCCCCTAGAACTTGTATTTGTCAGTTCAGCCTGCTAGGATTAGAATAATCTAAACGAAAGGTCGTGCCAAGTGCGATACGAAAATGATGAGTTCTATGATGAACTATATGCCACAACTTCACCAGATGAAACCTATGGCAACTGCAATGTTTGCCGTAATGAAACAGAACTAAATGCTTTTGATCTATGCTGGTCTTGTGAGTTAGAGGCTGCTATGTATCCGTCTTATTCAACTTTTGATTTAGTTTCACACCATATGGAAACTCGTATGGCTGATGCAGAAATGGGTGACCTATAATGGATTCATATGATGACTACTATGAAAATACTGAACGTGTATCTATTGGTTGCTATTGTAAAATAAATTTTGTTTGCTCTGAATGCAAACCTAATTACTATTGAGGGGCCGGGGCAAAATGTCCGTTTTGTCCAATTAAGATGAGTTGTATTTTTCCCCTAAGTCTGCTAAAATTATTATATGAAAAAAACAGCAGAGGAATTACGCAGGCTTATGGAATTGCGCCGAAGCAATGCTGCCTCTGCCGTACCCAATAAAAAGAAATACAACCGCAAGAAATGTCAGTCCCTAATGCTAGAATTAAAGAAAGAAAGCGAGTAACCACCATTACTAAATTACTCAGAAGCAAAGATCGGAAAGTAGCCAATGCCGTTACCCCCAATGGAAAACAAGCAAGTATCGCCAACACTTTTGGATTGCCTGCTGGAAAGGCTTACTCGTGCCCTGGTGCAACCAGTGTGTGTGAGTCGGTTTGCTACGCAGGAAAATTGGAAAAGGTATTCCCAACAGTAAAGAAAAACTTATTGCATAACTGGGAATTGCTACGCAATGCAGACGGCCTAACTATGGTTATGCTATTAGAAGAAATGATTAGTGATTTTGTTGCTGATTGTGAAAAGCGCAATGCACCTATGCTATTCCGTATTCACTGGGATGGAGACTTTTTCAATGACACTTATACCAATGCGTGGAAAGTTGTAATCAATAACAATACTAACATTCAGTTTTGGGTATATACCAGAGTTAAGTCTGCGGCCATAACTCTAAAAGACATTCCTAATCTATCTTTATATTATTCTACAGATAGCGAGAATAAGGAGATAGGTATTGGTCTCAAGAATGATCACAGTATTAGTCTTGCATACCTTGCTAAGAATTTTGAAATAGGCCAGGCAGATATGAAAGCCCTTACCAATAGGCCTGGCGCTAAGTGCCCTGAGAATAAAAAGGCTATTCCCCTTATCTCTCAGAAAGGCTCAGCCTGCGCCTCTTGCAAGTTGTGTATTTATGAGAAAACTGATATAGTGTTTAGTGCAACCAAAAAGTAAGGGGAAGCCTATTCTAACAGTAACTATATTAACTTTCATCTTGCTAGTGTTCGTTCTTGCAGGGCTAGGGCATTAGTGATACAGATCACACAGAAAGGGTCTCAATATATGAGATTATCAAGGCTAGGAATTGTATTTCTGAGATTTTTCGGTTATACTAGATATATAAGCAAAACCAACCAACACAGAAAAGGAAACAAAATGACAGTAGCAACAGCAACATACAAGGTCGGCGACACCTACACTTCACAGAAGTCAAAGGTTACAGGAACTATCTTGGAAATCGTACCAACAGACAAGAACACAGTTCGTGTGAAGTTAGATGTAAATGGCAACACACGCTGGACTACTTGGAAGGCGTAAGCCTTTCATAGTCGCCAATGTACAGCGACTCTAAATAAGTGGCAGGAACTATCCTGAGCAAGATACTAAACTGCTCACCACAATGTCAGACCTACCCACTATAATAGAAATATAACCCACCAAAGAAAAGGAAACCTATGTCAAGAGGCAAAGCAATATCAGTAAAAATCCCTACTCAGCGAGTAATCGCAGGGTTAGAGTCATCACTCGCTAAACTAGAAGCAAACTACGCAACACAAGAAGCCAACGAAGCAAAGTATGAAAAGGCTATGGAAAAATGGCGCAAGGAACTTCAGGCGTTTGCTATTGCAAACATCAAGAAGGCTGAAAACTTCCGTACAAACTATCGCTCATACAATAACAGACTAAACATTGACTATGATATTATTGTAGCCAATGATAAGGAACTGCCAGTAGAACCTGAGCGTGAACACGAACTTCTGCGCCAACACGAATATCGTGAGCAGAAAGAGGAAATCACAAACGCAATCCGTATTCTAAAAATGACAGATGAGGAAGTTGTAAATACTTCTACATACAACGCGGTTGCTCGTTATCTATAAATAAAATTAGGGGGGCAACTTAAAGTCCTGAACCCTAACGACCTGAGTAAGTCGCAAAACTGCTTATACAATTTAATAATTGCAGGGGTTCCAGAATAGACTAGTCGCCTCTGCATCACCTGAGTAAGTGTATAAACTGCTCACTAAGTTTCACAAGAAGGATAAACGTGGATATTAGTTCCACACACGTCCTAGTGAAAAATTCCTGAGCAAGAATTAAAAAGGCTCATTTTTGCGGCCGGGCCGCAGTGATCAACATCACAGTGTGATTAAGACCACTTTAAGAAATGTCCGATTTGCCCCATATCTAACTAGCCTAGTTTGCATATGTCAGCCCATACTGCTACACTTAGAATATCAACAACAGAAAGAAGGAAAATCGTGGCTCACGATCTAGAAACACAAAATGGCAAAACCTCATTTGCGTCATTCAGAGAACCTGCTTGGCACGGATTGGGAACAGTATTTACCGAGGAAAAGACAACAGCAGAAATGCTAGAGGCTGCAAGCCTTAATGGTTGGAATGTTCGTCTTGAGGATATGGAAACACCTGCACACCTTACAAGCGACAAGGCTTACCAATATGTCTTGCGTACTAATCCTACTAACAATACCCAGACAGATATTCTTGGTGTAGTTGGTGAGCGTTATCACGTATTGCAGAATGAGGATTTATTTTCATTCGGTGATAATATTCTTGACGGTGGTGGACGTTGGGAAACTGCTGGCTCAATCAAGGGTGGTCGTGTTGTATTTGGTGCGTTAGCACTAGAGCGTGAAACAATCCTAGACCCTAATGGTGTTGCCGATAAGGTTAAAACTTATTTGCTCATCAATACATCACACGACGGCTCAATCGCTATTCAAGCAAGCATAACACCCGTTCGTGTTGTGTGCGCTAACACTCTCAATCTTGCACTTAATACTACACGCAAGAAAAATGGCATCAAGCAATCTTTCAAGATACGCCATACACAAACTGCTAATGGTAAAGTGCAAATCGCTCGTGAGACTCTTGGTCTTGCTAATTCTTATATGGACGCTTTTGATGTTATGGCTAAGGCTATGATTGAAAAGGAAGTTACCGCTATTGACTTTAACAAAATTATTCTTGCTGCATATGCTAAGCCAGAAAAAGATGCTAAGGGTTCAATCAAGAAGTGGGAAAACAAGGTAGATATGATTAACGATATTTACACTGGCGAATATAACGGAATGATTGCTGGTAATGCGTGGGGTGCATTTAATGCACTTACTGAGCGCCTTGATTGGTATCGTTCTGCTCGTGGTGGTTCTAACGAGTCAATCCTTGCAAGTGCAAGTGGATTTGATCCTGCAATTAACGCAGAGAAAAATCGTTTGCTAAAAGTTGTACAAGGTGTTATGCAAATCGCATAGCGTAACAAAATAAATCCTGAGCAAGATTTAAAACTGCTCGCAAGATTCCATAGATCAATTGGTTAGATCGCTACCCTGTCACGGTAGAGGCTGCGGGTTCAAGTCCCGTTGGAATCGCCAAGAAATACGGGCCGGGCCTAGTTTAGATAATACTATTAATCATAAAACCTTATTAAGAGGAGATGAGATTTTTCCCAGACCTTTATTACGGTAGTTGCTATTTTTTCCCAGTTCGGGTACAATTAATATATACCTACTACCAAAGGATACACCAGTGAGAGAAAGATCAAAAGGATATATCGGTCAGATAGTTGACGGCAAGAAGTTAGCAGTAATCGCTAATGGAATCTATAATCTACAGTATAGTAGCGACTTTAGTGAATGTACAGTAGACGGTTTGTTATTTGTTACCCTTGAAGAAAAAAATGTATACGGCGACAATAAGTATGCATTGGTTTGCTCAGAGGGTGTTGGCTGGGAGCAGGATACATTTGGCTGTCTAGAAGTACCAACAAACATTGGGCCTATGGGCCTATGGAATGGCAGAGTGTTTATATCAGTAGACACCGTTAAAGAATGTCTAACAGATCAAACAGCAGATATCGCAGACTACATCCGTGTCTTTGGTGACAGACTAGATAATAACTGTTCCCTATGGCAATCCAAAATGTCAGTGGCAGAGGATACAATAGTAATATGACAACAGAAATCACAGAAAACCCTGAAATGTACGCAGACTACTATTCTTGCGACCTTGCTATCTCTATTACAAATATCAAGGCTAAGAATAGACACCACGCAGAAGCCGTTATGCAAACCTTCATAGATGAGATTGCTAAAGTAATGGATGATGAACTTAGTTGGGATGATGCCCAATGGGATATAGAGGAAAATGTATTCCTACCTGAACTAGGAGAGTGGCACACAAAATGAGTACAACATTCAAACCTTACACAATACACGAACTCGTAGAGGCTATCTATGAGGAAAATTACTCACACTTTGATTTCATAGAAAATATGAACGGTGGAGATTGTGACTGCCACCTATGTATGACTATGAATACTATTATTAGATATTGGGGAGAGTAATGACTAGAGAAGATCTTATTGTAATGTGTGAGGAATCAATCAATACCCTTGAAGAAGTCCGTGCTTATCTAGTTAATCAGGGGGACTAATGCTAGGTTACACTAAAGAACAATTTCAAGATATCATTAGCGGTCTTTGTGGTATTGAGGCAAGTGGTGAAGATGTAGCCGCAATTAATAAAGCATTAGACTTTCTTGACGGTCTATGGGCAGAAGGGTACTTTGACTAATGCATATTGAATCCCGTGAAATTACATACCGCTCAGTTGTCGAGCAGATCTTCTTTGAAGATGAAACAGAATTAGTAGTCACAGTTGGTTGGCCTGAAGGTCAGGAACACGACTTGGATATTAGTTACGATTGGGTAACAGGAGAGCCTGAGTATCTACAAGAGTACTTGGTCAATGTCAGTGCTGGACGGTACAATTAAATTATGACACGATCATCACGCTTTATAGAATATATGAAGTTACATCTAATTAGTCTTAATCAAGATTATGAGAAATTCTATGAGGACTACTTAAATGATACTAACTACTACCAAGAAGATATAGATAATATCAGGGGACAGATCAAGGCTACTAAGCACCTCTTGTCAGTGGCTCTCGATATAATGGAACAAAGCAACCAAGGAGAGTGGGCAATCAATGAGTGAGAAGTATCCCTTTATACCAGAACATTTAACTAAAGCATTAGAGGACACCTCTATCCCATTAATCGATATAATGCACGGAGAACTTAAGAATCTTATTCTTGAATGGGAAAGCAAAGAGTTTGAGGATTGGCAATATGCCGAGGGATATATGGACTGCTTGACAGATCTATACGCTATGACCTATAATTTATCTATAGACCGCAAGCGAATAGAGGAGACCCAAAATGCCTAAATGCTTAGACTGTGGCCAGATAGAACGATTCTGGTATACCGAGACTGGACACAAACTTGGTATCTATACGGCTGACGGAATGTTAGAGGATGTAGAGACTGACCAATGGGAGGAAGTTACAGAGGGTGAGTGTGAGCCGTGTGGCTCCAAGAACATTGAGGGCAAACTGTGAGCACCCTTCTTGAACTAGACTTTGATGTATGGTTTGATACCTACAAGCCAATCCCTAATAATATAAACCCTGATTCATCCTTTGGTGGGTATATGTTTGAAACCTATGGGAATGAGTATGAGTTTATAAAGAAGGCTAAGGATAATTATATCTGGACCTATGGGGACGGAGACGACGGTGGGACTTATGTATGGAGTGGCTGGTCTTTTGTTAATAGGATTGGTTATTTTATTACTGAGGTCCCCTTTTCTGAAGGGGTAGATGTTCAAGTCTTAGTATCTGAACCTGACTTGACTTGTGAAGCCTGTGATGAGACAATTGATATAGGACACCAACACCAATGCGAGGAGCAATAAATGCAAGCAACACTATCAGACCTAGTTTTAGCAGGACACTTCGGAGTTGACTCAGGACAAGCAATGGTAGGCGACCCCTGCTATCTTGACCAATGGAAAACAGATGAAGGCGTAGAGTGGAATCTAGAAGGTAAAGAGGGCCAATATACATACCAAGGTGCTAGCGCCACTACAATCTCTAATCACTTTGGCGAACTAGGATTAGGATCTGCTGTAGTATTTAATACAGGCTATGGTGACGGATACTACCCTGTGTATGTTCAGATGAATGATGACGGCCGTGTTTCTAAGGTTGTAATTGACTTCGAAGGAGATATCAATGAAGGCTGAAATGGACTTACAAGAAAAGATCCGTATGCAAGACACATACACTGAGATTGAAGGTATCATTGAGAAGATTAGTAAACTTCCTGTAGGCCTGCCCTTAGTTTGGGTATATGCTTGGGATGTTGCTAGAGACCTATATATGAGCATACAAGAAGGCTCCGAACCAGATTACTGCACTACAGAGGACATAGAGGATGTATGGCAGATGTTTTGGAAGGACGCAGACAAGAACCGCTTCTCTTTAGAGTATGGGGCAGAAGGCCTATATGATCACATCCGTGATTGGATGACTGACAAAGAAATTATCTATGAGGTGGACGAAGATGATAACTAATAGATTAGAGAAACATCTAAGCGAGTACACACTTGCCGAACTATCCTTGGCCCTATGTGAATGGTGCCTAGACCCTGATATGAATATGTCTGAATATATGTGTCCTAACTGCTACAAGGACGACGAGCAGATCTGTGTTGAATGCTGTGGCTGCGATGAGTAATTGGACACAGCCTTCGCTATTTGATATGATTGAAGAAAACACCTACGACCTAAAGGAGAACAAGTAATGGGAGCAAGAATCAACTTTGTATTCAAGGACTCAGAGCCTGCAGTAGGGGAGCCTGCCGCTTGGGTAGTCCTTTACTCACACTGGGGAGCAGACACTTGGCGGTATGACATTGCTAATGCTATTAATCACGCTGCAATACGTATTGGTATTAATGATCACTCATACAGTACTCGAATGATGATTAGTTATCTTATGTCTGATAGTATCTTGGACGAATACGGCTATGGTATATACGCTATAACTAACAGTGGGTCAATGGATTTATATCACGAGACCGTGGTTATTGATCTAGTTAACAAAACTGTTGACGGTACACCATTCCCAGAATTTATTGAGCAAGCATTTTTGGCTGAGCAAGATAGGGGTAGGGTCATCCCTGTCTAAGGGTGAGGGGGCAATGCTGTGGTGGGCTTGCCCTCTCCCACTTTTTTTGATAGAATGGAGTATGATGAGTAGAGTTACAAGACTTAGAGCAAGCAGGGAAGAAAAGGTTGCCCAATCCATTGGGCGATTGCTTTCTGACTTTAGCCTTGATCTAGAGGCTATTGGTAAATACTTAGCAACCGCAAATCCATATGTCGTTTATGCAAGGGCATTGGAAGTATTAGAAGCAACCCAGTATAATAAAGATGTAGCAGAATATAGAGAGATAGGAAAATACTATGGCAACGACCTTTTTAAATAAAGTAGAGATACTAAGTCAGTTCTGGAACGCCTACGAAAATGATGAAGAGTACGAAGACTTTTGTGAGTATAACGATATTGGTTTGCCAATTGCCAACGCAGCCAGTAAAGGTTTGTGTTCTATAACAACTGACGGCGAAGTATTTATTGAGGAGACTTGGGAATTATTTCTTGAGTTTTTAAATATTGAGGATAAAGGGTTTGAAACTCTTAGCGATATACTGGGAGATAGGAAAATATTATAGTGACAGACTTTTCTAAGAAGTGTGAAATATTAGGTTCGCTATATGCAAACTATGGAGACGACCCAGAGTTTAAAGATTTCGTAGAGTTCAACGATTTAGGTTTGCCACTTGCCTACCTATCTAACGAAGGGCTTTGCGAGTCATCTACTGACGGAGAACGATACATTGAGGAAACTTGGACACTCTTTGTAAAATCACTTGGTCTTGATGACACAGGGTTTGAAGACATTGACGAAATGTTTCAAGCCGCACTTGACAATAAGTAATTAGTGATCCCCCTGCCGCTCTGCGGCGGGTGGGGCCGGGCTTCGGACAATTCGGACATTTAGTGCAAACCTCCCAAACCTTATTTTCCCCAAACCACATTACGAAGACATGTAAAAAATCCCTGAACTTTTTTTCATAAAAAACATTACGATGGTTTGCAAAAAATTGCTGGAAGTATATCACCAAACCTTATATCAGAAAAACCTTTTTATGTCAAACCAGGTGTATAATGGTTTTATGGGAAGAAACTATTTTTCTAAATACGGTGGTCCTTGTTTTATAAACAATGGTTTTTCTAATCATACAGAAGAACAAACTTGTATTGATCCTAACTGTTCTACTACTATGGCTAAGATTAAGAAGTTCTTTAGCTCCCGCCGCAAAAAGGAACAGGCTTTCTTTTATACTAAGCCTAGTTGTCTCCCTCCAAACAAAGAAGAATAGTCTTATCAGACATTACGATCCCCTGCGTTTTTTGCGGGGGATTACGAAAGATATACCAAATCCCCTAGTATAATACATAACAAATAGACAAACCTTTTTTCCTGGTTTTCTAGAAATTATCAAACCTTTTATATATTTTTTCCTGGTTTTCTGTAGATTTATTGGACATTTTGGAGCATTTTGTATAGGGTCTTTTAGGCTATAAAGGTTTGACAAATAGGAGGTTTGGGGGTATAATCCGCTATAAAGGTTTGGGGATATGAAGGTTTGGAGGTTTGGACATTACGAGGCCATCTGTCTAAATGCTCAATGCTCCATTTCACTCCACTTTCCTCCACTCTAAGAAAATCTAAAAAATATCAGTAAGATCTATCTGTGGATAAACCTGTGGATAACTCCAATATCAAACCAGAAAAACCTCTCAAAACCACCCGATTGACAGGTCGATCACTTCCTGGTATCCTATATATATGAGACCAAAACCAATGACAAAAGTAGAAATCAATACACAAACCAGCAAATGGAGATTCCTAGATCTGGAACTAAATGTGTATTCATCAGAGGAATATAAGACCAGATTAGATGCTGTTAAGGCTGCATCAAAGTATCGTTCAAAGCACAATATCAACAAGAAAATAAAAAACGGTACACGCTCTTAGTATATGCGTATAATCATATGTCCTAAGTGCAAAAGAGAAATCCAGGTCAAATCCTCATTCGCCTATATGACCTTATATAACCATAGTAAGGTTTGTTAGTTATACTAGGGAAGATGGCTTCCTTGACTTCCCCCGATTTTTAGATATGATACAATGAATGTATGACAACATGTTTTTACTGTGATAAGGAAGGCACCCATCTCGATACCGTTAAGGATGAATCTGGATACAAGGTTTTGGCTGTCTGCTTTTCACACCTCAAAGTCGGACTATCCAGCTAAATGGAAAAGGTCAAAGTCCTATGTTTTTTCTGTGGATCTACTACCATAGTTGATATAGATAAGGTAGATACTAGGGCTAAGTGTTATAATTGTTCTTCCAGTAATTCTCATATCCCCCGCCAAATTTAAAGAGCCTTGCGATATTGTGATATAATCAACATATGGGATTTCCAAAAACATACAACCTTGACTATTATCGTGGCGACACGTTTGAGTTTAAGGTTTATACAAAAAATCAAGATGGAACTGATTTTGATGTAAGCGGCTATGAAACCTTTACCTTTAAGCTTGCCAATCAAAGAGGAGCTTCTGGAACTCAAATTACCGCAGCAGCCGCTAAAGAATCAGATCTTGAAGGGTCATACGTAAGATGTACAATCACACCTACTGTTGGAAGATCTCTGGCTGCTGGCACCTATGTCTATGATGTTCAGATAACAGATACCACACCAACTCCAGCCGTTATCTATACAATAGTAACAGGAATAATCACAGTAACGGATGATATTTCTGGAGCAGTCTAATGCTAAAGTTAGTAGTTAAAAAGCAGGATATAAGTTTAGTGACCTATCTTGGTCCAGATACATTGATAGTAAAAAAACCTAATCGATCTATCATAGCGCAAAATGACACATACATTTATGTAGAGCCATTCGTATATGTTGATGGTGGCTTATACGATAGTGAAGGAACTCTTGTCGATGCTGGGTATTACGATACAGCAATGTGGGCAGTTACATTCAATGGGGGATATGTATAATGCCGACTATACTTAAAGATTAAATGGAAAAGATATATTTAGATCCAGAGATATATTATATAGAAAATGTACTCTCAATAGCAGATCTTGAGAAGTGCCAAGCCTTCGCCAGAAATAAAGAAAGCTGGCAAATTGGGGTACACAAGCAAGATGAAATAAAAACAATGGATCAAGAGATCAAAGATATTTTTGATAAGATGTTAGTAGACTATATAAAAATAGCAGAACCTAATCTTCATATTGAGACAGTTCCTATTCTGCATAAGTATGATCCAGACTTTTTTAATCACAAACCTGAAGAGTGGGCAATGTCTCTCCATGTTGACAATAGCCCTAACACACCTTTAGAAGATGTGCAAAAGGGCTTGGTATTTTATTTAAATGATGACTTTGATGGTGGTGAGTTATTCTATGTAAACAAAGGTATATCTTATAAGCCTGTCGCTAATACCCTAGTCATCCACTCTGCATTTGAGTCTTGTAAACACGGGGTCACAATGGTTACAAATGGCACTAGGTATATCTATACTAACTTTTATAGATCATAAAATGTGTGAACTTATCAAACCCTCATCTTGGGATCAAGGTGGTATCTTAAGGGATATTGTTGTTCTTACTAGGACTGTAGATGATGCAGTTGATAGTGTTTTAGATTCCCCCGCATAATTGGGATGGTACCGCTAGTGCACCTTTGGTGCATGGGAAGGTTTAGCAACCTCTATTTTGCGCCGAACTTTAGTTGCACTTTTCGCCGAACTTTGGTACACTTGAGTTATGAACAATCATAATTGTGATTTTAAATTAGACCTTGATGGGCAGGTTACCTGTGCCATTTGTGGTGCTATGGATGACGATATGAAACCAGACGCTCTTGAGCGCATTGACATTTTTGAAAGTCAGGTTGACTTTGAATAAGAACGAATGTCCAAAATGTGAGATGCATCATAAAGATCCTTTATTTTGGGAGACTCATCAGACTATGACTGATGGTAGAGTTTGGTGTGCTTATGGCAAAAGAGTGTAGTCATACTTGGTATATGCGTGAGCCAGGGATACAGTGTGCTAAATGTCTAGTTATATGGGATGATAATACAGATACCTTGACTTTTTTTTAAGAGTTTGATACAATTAAATCATGATAACAAAAGAAAATTTGGATGTAATTATAAAACTAATAAATACTCGTCGTGATCAGGTTCTTGAGGCTAATAATATTAAAGATGAGCAAGACTCTGTACAGCATGCTTGGATTACTGGAATATACGAAGATATTAATTTATTCTTAAATCTCAATCTTAATCAAAATGCTCAATAGTTTAGAGATTCCAGATCCATTTCAAACCTTTGTAACTAAAAAATATGCCAGTGTTAAAGGTTATAGGTATGACTTCTTTAGTGGAGAGTGGGAGTTTAACTGTTTGTGTTGCGATGAAATTTTAAATGCCCCGAACAAAAAAACAATGACAAAAATAAGGTTATAC